ATCAAGAGGCAAAGTCGCTGATCGTGTTGCTCAAGGTGGTAAGGTAAAGAAATCCTCATTACTTGGTGAAATATCTTTTGGTTTTGCAGGACAAAAATTCTCAGGTGGAGCAACAACACAATTTAACACCCGCAACGATACAAAGGGCAATCGTGTTGGTATTGGTGCAGCATCAGAGTTTGGATCTAAGAATTATCCGCAATTTCCAAGATGGTCTGGTCCAATGCCTAAAGGTCCAGGTTCAAGAGGATGGTTTATTTATCCTACAATTAGACACTTGCAGCCAACCATTATTAAAGAGTTTGAGGAAATTATTTTGGAAATAAGAAAAGAGTTTGCAGATGGCAAGTAGAACCTTAACCCTCTCACTCGCAGCAGATATTGATAACCTTAAAAAAGGTTTAAACGATGCTGAAAAGGTAGTTAATAAATCTGCCGATCAAATTGCTGATTTTGGCAAAAAGGCTGCATTGGCATTTGCTGCCGTTGGTGCTGCTGCTGGTGCGTTTGCAATTAGTGCTGCCAAAGCTGCTGCTCAGGATGAGAAAGCCAGAAAATCATTAGAGCAAACTATCCGTTCCAATACTCAAGCCACGGAACAACAGATTGCTGCAATTGATACCTATATCACAAAACAGTCAATTGCTACCGCAACTACAGATGATGAATTAAGACCTGCTTTAGCACGATTAGTCAGATCAACAAACGATGTTTCTAAGGCTCAAGAATTACTTACGCTTTCACAGGAAATTGCCGTAGCCACAGGAAAACCACTCGAAGCTGTGGCAAATGCTTTAGGTAAAAGTTTTGATGGTCAAAATGCAGCGTTAGGCAAACTTGGTTTAGGTATTGATGCTGCAACCCTAAAGAACAAATCTCATGACGAAATCATGCAGATACTTCGAGGAACTTACAAAGGATTTATCGAAAACGAAGCAACTAACGCTGAGTTTAAGATGAGGCAATTAGAAATAGCATTTAGTGAAACTAAAGAGCAAATTGGCAACGCATTGCTTCCAATTATGAAACAGTTTGCTGATTACATGCTTGCCACAGTTGTTCCCAATGTTCAAGCGTTGGCTGCTGGATTAACTGGAACTGATGGAGTATCTGCTGGTATTACCGAAGCAACCCAAGGTGCTTATGAGTTTGGTCAGCAATTGAAATCAACCATATCATTTGTGATTAGCATTAAAGATGAATTGTTAATTCTTGGAGGCATCATTGCCACAGTATTTGTTGTTAATAAGATTCTTGCATTTGTTGCAGCAGTTCAGACATTGGTTGGCGCAATGGTTGCTCTACGCAATGCGGCAGCAGCGGCATCAGTTGCCACAGCGTTTGCCACAGGCGGAACTTCATTATTAGTTGGTGGCGCAGCAGCAGCCGTTGGTCTTGGTTCAGTAGCAATTGCAACAGGTGAAACTCCTAAATTTGCAGGTGGTGCAGCATCAGGTAAAGGTGCTCCAGGGCAAACTATTATTAACAATAACATTCAAGTTCAATCCGTTGATCCTGAAGGATCTGCTAGAGCTGTTGCTAAGGTCTTAAATCAAAGTGCATCAAGATCAGTTCCTCAGCTTTACAATAACGGCATCAAAGGCAACTAATGACAGTCTGGACACCTGACTGGAAACTAACTGTCGCTGGAGTTGATTACACCGACATAGCCATTTCAGACATTGCTCATCAAGCAGGTCGAGATGATATTTATACTCAGCCAAACCCATCATATTTACAGGTTGAGGTAGTTGCCCTATCTGGTCAATCATTGCCATTTGCAATCAATGACGGAATGACCTTGCAAGTCAAAGACAGCACAGGAACATATAAAACTTTATTCGGTGGCAACATAACCGACATAACTGTTGAGGTAGCAACTACAGGCTCAGTTGCAACTGTTGTTAGTTATTCAATTCTAGCAATGGGGGCTTTAGTTAAACTTGCAAAAGAAGTGTATGACAGCACACTAAGCCAAGATTTTGACGGCGATCAAATGCTGACCTTGCTTTCCTATTCTTTAACTAATACTTGGGTCGAGGTATCAGCTGCTGAAACTTGGGCTGCTTATGATCCTGCAATTACTTGGGCAAATGCGGAAAACATTGGACTTGGTGAGGTCGATACTCCTGGACTTTATGAAATGGAAAATCGTGGCGTTGAGCCTGATACTATTTACAACATTGCTTCAGCAATTGCTAACTCAGCCTTTGGTTATCTTTATGAGGATAGTGAAGGAAACATTGGCTACGCAGATGCAGACCACAGGCAGACTTATTTAGCAGCTAATGGATACACCGAACTTTCAGCCAATAATGCTATTGGGGCAGGACTTCGAACAATTACTAAAGGTTCAGATGTTCGCAATGATATTTACTTGAATTACGGCAACAATTTTGGATCTCAAAAAACCGCAACTAGCGCAGAATCAATTGCTACTTATGGCTACCGATCAGAAACAATTAACAGCCTAATCCATGATGCTGACAACGCTCAGGAAGTTGCTGATAGATATATTGCTCAAAGAGCCTTTCCTTACCCAACCTTTGACAGCATTACTTTTCCAATCACAAACCCTGAAATTGATGACGCAGATCGAGATGCCCTTTTAACTATATTTGTGGGTCAGCCAATTCATATCACCGATTTACCAGCTCAGATCAGCAATGGAGCGTTTGAAGGTTATGTTGAAGGATGGCGTTGGAGCACTAGATTTAATGAACTATTCCTGACCATAAATTTATCGCCTGTCAATTTTAGCCAAGTGGCAATGCGATGGAGCACCGTGCCGGCTACCGAGGCTTGGAACACGATAGACAATACTTTGACATGGGAATACGCTACAATCGTAGCCTGACAATAGGAGAAAAATGGCAAATACTACCAATTACAGTTGGGAAACCCCTGACGATACCGACTTGGTTAAAGATGGCGCAGCTGCTATTCGCACGCTTGGAACTGCCATTGACACCACAGTCTTTAACAATGCAAGCGCAGCAATTGCTAAAACCATTGTTGATGCTAAGGGAGATTTAATTGTTGCAACTGCTGCTGATACAGTTTCAAGATTAGCAAGTTCAGCCAGCAATGGCGATCTTTTAACAGTTGATACATCAACAGCGACAGGATTAAAATGGTCTGCACCAAGTGGTTCTGGTGCAAATTGGTCATTATTAAATTCTGGTGGCACATCGCTTTCTGGTTCGACTACAACAGTTTCAGGAATATCTGGTAAAGATAAAGTTATGGTTCTTTTAAGACAAGCCAGTTCGACTAATGCAACATCGCAAATAAGAATTAGATTAAATACAGATACTGGATCAAATTATTACAATTTTGGAGCAGTATCGTATTTGGCAAGCACTTATAGTGCTGGAGATTTTGAAAATTCAGGTGCTGGAAGTGCTTTTCCGGGAACAGAAATTCGGTTAGGAAGAATGAGTAGTGATACAGCATCTCAAATGGATGGTGTTTTATCTATAACAGGCTGCAATGCTTCAGGTGTAAAAATTTATCAATATGTTGGAGCAGCAAACGCTCCAAGCGGTTCAAGCACTCAGGAATCTCGTTGGGGTGGTGGTTATTACAATTCCGCCAGCACAATAAGTTCAATTTCAATTGATTGTTCAACTGGAACTTTTGATGCTGGAACAGTTTATGTATTTACTAGTGCGTCTTAAGGAGAAATTATGAAAAAAATAGAAAAAGAATTTAACGCAATAACAGGCGAAGAAACAATAACCGAGCGTGATGAAACTGCTGCTGAAAAAAAAGAAAGATTAGATTTAGAAAAAGAAATTGCAGCAGCCCAAGCCCAAGCTGAAGCAAAAGCAGCAGCACGCCAAGCAATTGCAGATCGTCTTGGTTTAACAGCTGATGAACTTCAAGTTTTGCTTGGCTAATGAAACCTTGGTTATCAAAATCTGCTGTTCAATTTAGAGAGCAAGTAGATGATTCCTTCCCAGAGCGTTTGCGTAAATCTGATGGGTGGATTGGTGATGCTCGACATAGCGCACGAAAAAATGCAAGCGACCACAATCCGGATTGGTCAGCAAATGGATGCGTGCGAGCAATTGATATTGACGCTCGGCTTTCTGACGACAAAGGGCTTTCAGCATACTTGGCAGATCAAATTCGACAATACGGGAAAACCAAC